TGTGGCTTGAGCACCCGTGTGAAGTGCGCACTCTGGAAGCCACGCTGCACTGGGAGCACATTCTGCATGAAGTATGCCTGCGGCACCTCCATAGCTACCTGCTCCCCGCCAGCCTGTAGGTTCTGGTCTAGAGAGTTGGCTGCAAGCACAGTGCCTGCAATCTCCGTGAAATTGAATGGGAAGCCAGCCTGCGTAAGCTTAGCCTTAACATTTGCCATGCTTGCCTCCGCAAGGTTTAGTAGAACACAAGTATAAGCCAGCCAGCCGCTGCAGTCCACCCTGCCGAGCCTCCATTTGAGTTCATAGTTCTATGGGCTTTCTGGCAGGTGACAGAACCGAAAGTAGTGTCGGCAGGGTTTGAAGCTCCGCCGCCAATAGCTCCTATAGAATATGCTATAGAATCTCCAGCAGTTACAGCTATTATGTTTGCTTTGGTGGCTGCAGTAGCACAGTTGTATCCAATTACGAAGTCACTGGAGTCTCTACCTTGCATATCCCCGCCCTTTCCTATAACTAGGCAGCTAGTTGCTCCAGTTGGCACAGTAACACTTCCGCTACCGCTTGTGACGCTTATAATGCTCTTAACTTTCACCACACTTAGGGCTGCGTTAGCTATAGCAGTTGTGGCATCAACTTGTGCTGCGGCAGCTGCTACTCCTGCTGCAGTGGCGGTGCTCTGAGCTGTGTTGATTGCTGTATCTTGGGCATCATCGCGAGTGTCTTGTGTTACAAGAGCAGTTGCAAGGTTACTGGCTACGAGGGCTGTGGCCGTTTCCTGTGCATCATCCCGCACATCTTGCGCTGTCTTGGTTGCCTGAATGTAGGTCTTGAGCGTGCGGAACTCGAGAGCTGCTGTGCTCAGGGCTTGGTTGCCCGTGGGTTGGGCGGTATCTTCTGCATCAGGTGTATAGGCCATTACGGTAACTCCACAAGCTCTATGGTGAGCATATTATATAAGGCTTGCTGGTATTCAGCCCCTGCACTCTGCATGAACACCTTGTGTTCCACAGTCTTAGCCAGCTCGAATAGCAAGCCCTTCAGCACAGCTTCTGTGTGCTGGTTCAGAATCCAGCTATCAGTGCTCACTTGCCCAAGAGTCTCCACTGCTGCACTTACCACGAAGGTAGGGTACTTAAAGTAGTAGAAGCCAGTGGTTGTGGGCACTGGGGCAATGTGGCTCAGCACCAGCAGGCCACCACTTAGGAAGTATGTAGCTTCCCCGCCCACAAAGCCGAAATAGCTGCGCACAGGCACAGCCCGTCGCAGCACATAAGGAGTGGTAAGCTGTACACCATCTGAGCCAAAACCAGTTACTTGGTACAACTTACGGAAATTGTCAGGAAGTGTAAGCTCGCTTGAAGTGTCCCCGCTGGGAACAGCTACTGGAGCAAACGCCACAAGGTCACGGTGGAAGTCAGCGGACGCATGGCAGCTCTTGAGTACGTTCCGAATCCGCTTGCGTGCTACGCTAAGCAGGTCAGGACGGTCTAGGAGCTCCAGCACTTCGGCAATTACTTCCTCTAGGGTTTGAGCTGCCATAGGTTACTGCCTTACTTTGGGATTGCTTGGAATGTGGAGACTGCATCACCTTCTTGGAAGCGGTAACAGTTGCCTACAGCAACCATCTCCTCAAGGTACTCTTCCAAGTAGTGGCTGTCTGCAACAATCACACCATCTGAAGTGAACACACGCTTACCATTTGGCAGGCAGATGTTGCAGTTGCTGAGAGGCATGATGTACTTAGGGAACTGCTTCGCTGCTGAGGGCTGCGTGGTGGGGGCTGCGTACCGTGCCGCTTCCGATTCCGCTAGTGCTGCGCGCAAATGTGCAATTTCCAACTCATGCTCCGTGGGGGCTGGAGCTGTTTTAGCCAACATGGCTGCTACTACTGCGGACTTAGGGGCTTCTGCAGCCTGTGTTGTTGATGTCATGGTGAGGTACTCTTCTAAAGGGTGTGATTGGACAAAATCCAGTGCCTAAAAAGCCCGCGACCCTTGTGAGAGGTGCGGGCTAGAAGCAGCGGTTAAGCTGCGGCTGTTAAGCCAGTGATGATAGCGAAGGCACTAGGGTTCACAATTTCCATTGTCAACTCTGTGGTCATCGTACCACCTACAGCATCCTGACCACTAGCTACGTAGCGACCATCCATGCCGAACTCGTTGTTGGCTGTCTTACGCAAGTAAGGTACACGGATGGAGTCCATGTCAACTGCGATGGCCATCTTCTTCCAGTCATCGTTGCTGTTCAGCATAGGGTGCTCAATCATCTTGAACTCGCCACGACTGGTGCGGAAGGACTGGAACTGCAAGCCGAAGCTGGTTGCACCGTCCATGATTTGGTAGTTACCACTCAAGCGACCAATCTCGTTGATTACGTGGCGTGCACCACCGCCAACGAACAAGGTACGGCGGTTACCAGTACGGCCATTGCTTGTAACATCGAAGCAACCGTTCAACGCAGTCTGCAACTGTGCGTATGTAGTAGTGCCACCTGCTACAGTAGTGTTGCCAGCTGGAGCGTACCGACGGATGGACTCAATGATACCGTCCATAGTTGTGAGGTACTGGCTGTTGATTGTTTGGCCAGACTTCTGACCGAAAATCATAGCCTTCTCAATATCCGCACCGTGGAACAAGCCACAGTCGATACGGGACTCAGCTACCAAGCTGCTGCCTACAATCGGTGTGATTGCTGTGACAGTGCCAGCTAATGCCCAGCTGTTACGGAAGATTTGTGTGTTGTTCATCACACGAGTTGGGTTCATCAAGCGGCTGGTAGGTGCGTTAGAACCTTGCTCAAAGCTTGTGCCAACACTGTACAACTTCACATCATCCGCAATGTTAGCTGCTGCAACTTGGCCAGTGGCGCGACGTACAGTAAGGGTCACAGCATCCACAACAGCGGACACACGCACGATTTCACCTGTAGTGTTCACACGGAGCATCTCACCAACCAAGATGTTGTCTGTGCTGTCAACTACAAGGCTTGTAGCTGCTGCAAGGACTGCACCGTTCATTTGCACGGAAGGGAACACCATTGTTTTGGCAAAGTAGCCATGCTCAACAGCCGCAGCTTTCGCTTCTGGCAACATGGAAGTCATGCCGAACAATGGGCACTGGCCGTTGGGGCTCAAGCGGATGAGAGTACCAGCGAACGACTTGGCTAAGTAGTCTGTGGTGCCGCTGTTGGTTGTGTTGTAGTAGTAGCTATCTTGTAAAGCCATGATAAAACTCCAGAGCCTGTGGCTCTATTATTGACTGAAGTAGTCTGCCCAATTCTGCACAGGAGCTCCTTGGTTGATGGGCTGTCCTGTACGTGGGTCAGTGGGAACTGTTGACTGCGGTGCAAATTGCTGCCCCAAAGTGTGCAAGAAACCTTGCATAGCTTGTGCCACTTGTGCTGGGGTAGCGGCTGGGTTAGCCCGCATGAAGTTTTGTTGCATAGCATCCAAGAGAGGCCGTGCTGCTTCGTGTTGCGAAGCGGGTGCTAAGGTCTGCAACTCGTTCTTTGTAGCTAAGCTGCGGAAGGTGTCAGGCATAGAGCCTTGTAAGCGGTCATTGTAAGTACCTACACCGCGCTCCACTAGCTTCTGTGAGAACTGTACAGCCTGCATGAATGCTTGCTGCGTGGTCTGGTTCAAGAGCTGTGTAAGTGCTGTAGGGTCACCTTGTTGAATACGCTGCATGACAGCTGCATCCACTTGCGGTGCAAAGTTCATGGCACCTACGGCTTGCTCAAAAGCTGCACTGTCCATGTTGAACAGAGGGCTTGTGAGTGCTGCCTGCGGAGAAGCTGCTGCATTAGGGTCTACTTTAAACACTTGCGCGTAAGTATCCAAGGGGCTAGTCGCGGGAGCGGTCGGAGCTGCTGGAGCAACAGGGGGTGTAGCTGCTGGCTGCTGAGCAGGGTCTGGAAATGCTGGGGCTGGACGGCCTGGGTTGAACATATCCATGAAGCTCCCAGTAGGAGCTTGTGGTGCAGGAGCTTGTGGTGCAGGAGCTGCAGGAGCTTGCTGTGGTGCTGGTGCTTGGGGTGTTGGGAACATGGTGGTTTACTCTGTGACTTGTGGGATTGGTTGTGTTAAGAGGTTCAGTATGTACCGAGCCTCCAGTAGTGCGCCCTTAGACTCCATTTGTTGTAGAGCATAAGAGTTGATGGCTTCCTGAGAGCCTCCGTTAAGTGAGGTGTTCAGGATAAGCTCTTCCAGTTCACGCACCCTGCCTTGTAGTAGGTGGATGCGGTAATCTTCTTGCTGGTTCTGCTGGTTATTTTGGTGCATTTGCTGCTGCCTCTGCTTGTGCCTTCTGTTGCTGTAGCTGAGCTATTTCTTCGGGGCTACGCTTGAACTTGCTCACATCCACACCTTGTGCACCCAGCATGGAAGCAAAGATACTGGCTCTGCTGTACTCCATGTCAAGCTCAGGGCTCTGTGCTATGGTGTTGAACGCTGCAACCATCACGTCAGTGTTCATGGCCTTGCTTGCAGGGAAGATACCATCAAGCATCTTGTAGTCTGCCTCAGAGTCCATCATCTGCACTGGGTCAATCTGCACTGGCTTACCTTCGCTCTTGCTCATAAGCTGTTCAGCCTCTGCAAACTGCATATAGTTGAGCTTAATCATACGCTTCATGGGGTTGAAGAAGTTGTTGTCTACATCCAAGTTGAACTTCTGCTGCCGTGCACCACTCTTGTCCATCACAGTGGAGAACTCTTCAAGAGTCTTGTTGCCCTTTACGAACGCACCTTGCGAGGCTTGGTTGAGCCCAGTGGCACTGTTGCTTATACCCATAACAGTTTGCATGTGCTGCATCATGTACGGACTTAAGCGGTCTTCAAACGGTATGCTGTGGTAAGCAGCTGCTAAGTTCTGGTTGAAGGCTGTGCCACGCACTGGAATCTTAGCCGCTGGGTTTGCACTATTGATGTCATCAGAGCGTATGAGAGTTGGGTTGTACAGGGCACGGTCACTGACTGCTCTACGCATGGAAGCTATCGAGCCATTCATCATGGAAGTTGCCACATCCTGCATGTCCAGCACATTCTCTACGAAGCTTTTGCTGTTGAAGCCTAGGTTGTCATCATAGCCGTGCGCTGCAACCACTGGGAACATGCCATGCACGTAGTTCAGCGGCTCAATGTACACAAGGCTTTCGCCTACCCAAATGAGCTTGAAGGGTGCAGCGGTTCCGCTCCGTGCAGCTGTGATGCCGTACTCTTGCGGGATGATGCGCACGTACATGGTGACTACTTCATAGCGGCCGCAAGCTCCCTGCGTAGCGTTCTTGCTCACCATGCCAAATAGCTTGCTCCAGTCCACTGCCTGCTGCCCACGGTTTGTAGTGTCCAGCGGGTGGATGTCAGGTGTGAAGTACAGGCCGCTGCCCTCTGCTGCTCCATTGTCCAGAGCCTTGGAGAAGTTGCCTGTGACTGTAAACTGCTTGTCCAGCTCCTGCAGGAAGGTCTTCACACGCAGGTAGTTCATGCGCTCTACGTAGCCGCAGTGCGAGCCGTGCCGTGAGATTTCATTGAAGCCTACAGTCTCATCAAAGAAGAAGTTATATGGGTCAATGTAGTCCACGCAGTTGCCCTTGTGGCTTATGCTCTTGGTGACTCGCTTGCCGTCCTTGAGGATTAGCGCACTTGAGGTCTGCTCTTCCCAGCACACTTCAGCGCACATGATGTTGTACCGCAGCGCATCCCGCAAGCTCTTCTGTATGGAGCTTACCCAGCGGAACAGCTCTTGGTCACGCTCAATGAGTGCATTGTACATGATGGACACAGGGATTGTTTCTGGAGTGTTCACAGAACCTGCAAACGCAAAAATTGGATACCCTGTTAAGAAGGTACCCACAAGGTCTGCATGAGCTGTCTCCACTTGCTGCAAGCAAATTGGCACTTCCAAGTTGCGGTGCTTGTCCCGCTTGCCTGCATCAATAGCTGCCTTAGCTTCTTGTGCTTCTCGGCTGGTGTCCACTGTGCGCTGGATGTAGCGGTCAATGGTCTGCATACGTTCCCGCAAGCCTGCGTGCATGCTAGGGTGCAAGTAGCGCCCCTTAATGCCTTCTAGGAAGTTGAGTGTCTGTTTGCTGTAGTTCATAGGGAGCGGTCTCTGTAAATGGTGGGGGCGGGTGGCCTAGTTCTGTATGGGCGGCGGTCTTGGGGGGCTTCGCGCCCCTCGCTCTTCCACACTGGGGGCTGCGTACCCGACTAGAAGCAAGCTGGGCTCTGGTCTGCTGGGAGCGTATCAGAGTGCTCTATAACCGTGGCCTGCCCCTGTATTGCAAGCAGGTGGCCATAGGTAGCGAACACCTTTGGTGCATACGCAACAACATCCAGTGTATCATCTAAGTTGTTTACGCGTATTGGGTCAAAGCTCATAGCCCGTGAGAGCCACAGTGCCAGAGCTGTTGGAGTGAATGCCAGCTCCTTAGCCTTGACTTCCTCGAAGGAGCGCAGGATACGGGAGTTCTTACTGTAGCCTCCAGTGGTAATAGGCAAGAACTCTATGCCGTGTATGTTCTGCTGGTGGCTGATGAAGTTGAACCAGAACAGCAGGGTGTCCTGATAGGCTACATTCTCCACACATACCAAGCTGCATCCTTTCTCCAGCGCAAGGTTCAGTACCTTGTAGATTGTGGCTGAAGGCGTGAGGATTTCCTCGTGCAGCTCTACTACACAGGGGGTTGCATCGTATACCTCACAGTAGCCGATAGCTGTAGGGTCACTGGTCTTCTTGTACCCTGAGGGGTCAATGATGATGTAGTTCCCTTGGTGCAGCATATCACCTGTAGGCTCAATGGTCACAATACTGGTAGGGTCTAGCCCGCTCTTGGGCTTGTAAGTTGGGTCATTCAGCACTTCTGCAGCGAACACCTCCCCTTGCCCCATCTCAGTGTCCTGTAGGTACTCAGAAAGCAACTGCTCCAGTGGCTGTAGCTCCTCCCACAGTGCCTGTCCATTGGCTAGGATAGCCCCCACGATGTAGGACTTCCAGTTGGTGGACTTCTGTAGGTTACGGAGCAAGCAAGTGAACAGGTTGGGCTTAATCTTTAGGTCACGGTACATGTTCCCAATGTACAGGTATGTACACCGAGTAGGATTCTTGGCCTTCATGAGGGTAGCGAAGAACCACTCAATGTACTGCAAGCTCTCTGTTATGGAGGCTGCGCACTCTCTGGTCTGCGCATCGTCACACAGGATAACATCAGGACGACTGTAGCCTACGTTGAAGCCCCTGATGCTTGTGCCTTGGCCAGCTGCTGCGAGGGCAATGGTGCGCCCACCGAACGTGAACTGCTTGAACTCAGCCTTGTCTATGCTAAGCTCCGTACGCCAGTTGCCGTACACTTGCTGTATGTTCTGGCTGTCCAGCATAGCGCACAC